ATCTTCTTGATTCTCCGGAACAGGAGAAACGATGGATTTTTTTGATCCATCGTTCTCCGAATCTTGGATTTTAAAACCAAATAATTTAGGCATTATTCAAATATTTAACTCTATTTGTATTATTTATTATCCGACCTGGCCTCCGCCTTCGAGTTCAGTAACTCCTAGTTGAGTTTGAGCATTAGAGTCAAGAGCATCCCACCACTGAACCTGGAGATCTACAGTAAATTCTTCGACTGAATCTGAAGAATCATATGAGAGATCAATTGCGCTTACTGAAGTTGGGAAAATTCCATAAAACTTATAAGCTTTTAAAACTGGTAGTTGATCACCCGGATTAGTCAGAGTCGGATTTGTAATATTGGATGTAGCGGATGTAGGAGACGATCTACCAAACTGTTTTACAATAGCATTTCTTTGATATTGTGCAGGATTAATTAGACCAGAGTTATCATCATGTTTGTTAATTGCATTCATCCATTTTTCAAAAGCGGTTCTAATAGTAAAGTCAACATCATTAATAACCGTAATTGTCCAAACATCAAATGTTCTATCACCTGCAATTTTTAAATTTCTTCCTCTAAAAGGAACTTCAATAACACCTACATTAGATGCAGGTAGATTTGCAGCTTTAATCATAAATCTCGTCAGTTCTGCAACACTTCTTGAAGAATCATTAGTAGATGCAGTTGTGCTAGATGTAGCAAAAGGTGGGAAAGCAATTTCACATTCAAACAGATTGGGGCGAGCACCACCCCCGATCATTCTTGCTTTAAAATCTTCAATAGTTCTGGAATTGAATGTTGGGGTGTTTTGGAATGCCATTTTGGGTTACCTCTTCGGAGAATTATATTTTAGATAATTAAACAGTTCCAACAACTTCTTCAAAGCTAACTCCAGTTCTGTTAGCAACGAAGGTGAGACCAATAAAGTTAATTGATCTTGCTGGCTTTATAAAGATATCAGCTCTAAATTGATTTGAATCAATAACATCTGGGGTATTATTGGACTCATCACAAACTACTAAGAAATCGGTGATTCCTCTCTTTGCTTTAACATCACGGAGGTATGGTTCAATAATATTCAAGAAGTTTGTTCTAGTAATAACATCATTAAATTCGAATAACTGAGCTCTTGCTGCAGTTTCAATAGTTTGTTCTACTGTTAGGAATAATCTGCGAACATTAATTCTATCAAACGCTGATGCTCTTGCAAGTCCTGTTTTATCTCCAAAAAGAATAATTCCAGATCCAGGTGAAAATATGACAGGATTAATTCTACTCGGATATAAAATATCTCTTTGTGCTTGAGATGGATTATATGCGAGTTTGATAGCATTATTAATAACTCCTCTTTGAGCTCCAGCTGGAGAGAACCAAGGATAATTATTAATTGAAGTTCTTGCCATAAGACCGGCGATGTCACCATTCAATGGGATATATCTAAATTCATTATTGAATCTGTCAAACATATACTTGTATCCAGAATCAAAAACAGCATAGGAACTTGAAGTAACTGAATCGAAGAATGTGACAATATTTGATGTTTGAGTATCCGAATTTGTAACTCCAACTACACCAGCTCTATGAGGAGATATTGTTGCTACACAATCTTTTCTACTCTCTGCAATATCAATTAGTCTATTTGCTTTCGCTTGAGATTCAAAAATAGTGTCTCCACCGCTAGAACCACAGATTAAGAAATTTAGAGAAAGTTCTGCTGGATTTCTAAACACTTCATAACCATTTAGAGTATCGGACAGTGAAATATCATATCCACCAGATGAGGAAGAATAATCATAACCCGATGCAAAAGTAAATGAGGTGGATCCTACAACTCCAAAGTTAACACCAGTAGCTGCTTGTCCCCAAGATATTGGCCCTGCACTAGATTGTACATATCCACTTGCAGTAGTAAACTTTGCACCTTGAATGCTAGGTTCTGTACCTGCATAAATGTATCTAGAATTATTTGAAATATATGATTTATAGAAAATATTTTCAGATGGTGAAATTCTAGCATCAGAGGCTTTGGAAAGATTTGTATATTTTTCTAGGATGTTTCCAGCGGTTCCAGTTATAGAACCACTATCATCAACTACGACTACATGGATTTCATCATTGAATGAACCTCTCTCCGCAGCATAAGAAGATGTTCCAGGTTTTGGAGCAATGCTTTCCCAGTTTACTATAGAATTTGATAATCCTAAAGTTTGTAAGGAATACCAATCTCTAACAGTATTTACTGTACGTGCTAATAGTCCCTCGCCATAAGATAAAGTACCATCTGCAAGGCTTCTCGTATATGTCACTACAAAAGTAGTGGATGCAAAAGAAATTGGAGAGGCTGTATCAACAACAATATTTGTAGTTCCCACAGAAACTACCCTTGATTGATATGCACTATTTAATGTTTGAATTAAATCTCCAGCTGAAATATCCAACGAACTGGGGTTTCCAGCAGCAATTGAAATAATTGTTTGACCAACTCCAACAGTACCTGCATTTGGCAATCTTACTTTTTCTAAAGATTTTGCTACGCCAACGTTATTAAATATTTGATAATAAGGAAGTATAGAAACATCACCTCCAGGAATAGTATTGATAACTGATCCGGCCTGATTTGGATCTATATCTACAAATTGATTAAGTGAGTCATCATATCTACTTACAAGTTTAACATCAATACTGTTAACATTTACCTGTGTAACTAAACCTTTTAAATAACCGTCAAATGTAGTTACAATACCTGCTGAAGTTGCATAGGTAGTATTGATACCAACTGTAAATGCAAAACCAACCTGAACTCCAAAAGTTCCAATGGCAACTCTATAATCCGCAGCGGCATCTATAACGCATACTTTCATTCCGTTTGCCCATGAGCCAGGATCTCTTGCAGCAAAAACCCAGGTTGAATCACTTTGATGATTATCAACAAAATCTTCTTGCGATGTTATCTTTAATGTGAGTGGAGAACTAACTGGGTAGTGTGCATTAACAAGATTAGATGAGTCTAATCTAACTACTCTTAAAGTTCCTCCATAAGACAAATATGAAGAAGCAGTTAACCAAGATTCATACTGACCATTATTATTTGATGGTTTTCCAAATGTTTGCAATAAATCTTGTTCTGTTTCTACTAAAACGGGAACCCCCACAGGCCCTCTTGCGAATGGTGCAGCGATCCCACCTACTTGATCATTTACTGCATCAATTCTACCTAAAGTTAGATCAATTTCTCTAACTTTAACTCCAGGTGATACTAAGTTTAGCGACATGTCTCTTTTCCTCTAAAGAAGATTCAACTTGACTACAAATATTTATTATTTGCTAACTTTACATTGGGGAAACCGCCAATGAACAACCTACCAGTCTGGATAAATCCAATTATTACTTAAATTACTTTTGGTTCTACTTCTTTTAATTCTTTCTATAGTGCATATTTTACATTCATATGAATATGCGGAAGATATATCTCCTCTTCCTTTACGAGTTAAATAAAATCCATCCAATAAATCTTTGATTTGCCCACAAGTTCTACACTTTCTTTCAGTAAGAAATAAATGTTCTAATTCAAACTGATCATCAAAGTCCATTATCGATAATCCCACATATATGAGCGATCACCATACTCATCAATATGCCAACGATCTCCATGTTCATCTACAAAACTTTCTCCTCCATCTAATCCATCGGATATAAATCCAAAAGGAGCCATGTCTTGTTCAATTTGGTTTCTTTGTTCCTCATATAATCTCTTACGAACATCATTATCTGTCATTTCTTTGAAGTATGGTTGTGCAATTAACCATGCAAAAATTACTAGACACATTGCAAGATCATCATTACAACCATCTTCAGCTTCAAATGAGTTTGATTTTTGGATGAATGTAGTCAGTTCACTAATAGTATCATAGTCTTTGATGTCTAATTTATCTCCCTCAATAAGTGTTTTAAGATTCATACATCCAATCTTTTTGACATTCTTAGACATCTTAACACCCATCTGAGATTTTTTCCCAGAAAATCCTTGTCCAACTAGTTGACCTGCACGACCTCTCATCGTACACATAAGAACATTATCATACTCCAAATCCATATGAAGTATCTGTCCTACCTGTTCTCCAATATCATTAACTTCTACTAAAATATATGCCTTATTATATGCGACTGCAAGATCTTTGATGATACTTGGAAATAACATAGGCTTTATTTCATTACTCCTATATTTTGCTACTAACCGATATGGAAATGTAGTCGTATCACAGACGGTAAATGCTGAATAATCTTTTTCTACTCCACGAGCAACATCAACAGTAACGATGTAATTGTGATCTTTTTGGGGTTCTTCGTAAACATCTAATCCAGCATTTGATTTAATTGGATCTTCATAAACTAAGGATCTCAGTTTAGAAGCTGACACTAAAGTATCAACTGAACCTAAGAACTCACATTCAAACTCAACTTTGAATTGTTGTTCTGATGTGTTTGCAATCGTCTGAGCCTTCCACTTATCGTCTCTTCCGGGGACTTCAGACCAATGCACATCTGTCGGCACATATTCATTCTTACCGCGTTCGGCGTCATGCCACATGC